ACTTGCTCCGATATACGACCGCGACATGATGTTTAATATTGCGATGGTACAAGACATGTCAGACTACCCTGACGAGTGGGAAAGCCCTGAAGACATCGAGTTTATGCTCGAAATGGCGACGGAAATGTTCAAAAGCTAACATGTTAGAAATAATATAGTTGTAAAAGCTATTGACTTATCAAATGTCAATGCCTAATCTATAAAAAAGCGAGGGAAAAGCGATGAAAATCACGACAGCACGTAATTGGTACGGCGAGGGTAGCGGTATCGTCATCAAAACCGACGACTATCTGATCGACCTGTACTTTTCGACGCGTTTTATGACAGGTACGTTTTACTGTCCACGTACAATCGACGGCGACGGCAAGTCATACGTTCTAGCACTGGGCTGGTTTCGCTGTGAGATCACCGAAGACGACATCAACTATTGGGAGTATATGTAATGAAACTACTTGACACGAGCAAAACACTAGGCAACCCCAAGGTACGCAAGAGCGGTATCGCTAACGCAGTACGTATGGCGACGCTGACGATGCACCCTGACAACATTGTCTGCGCTGGTGCTAAAGCCGCAGGCTGTATGAAGGACTGTCTCAAAGAGTCTGGTCTAGGTGGTGTATACCCATCGATCAACAAGGCACGACAGGCTCGCACTGACTACTGGCATGACGATCAGGAAGCGTTCCTCATACAGCTCAATCACGAGCTACGTAACTTCGCCAAGCTTTGTGCAAAGCAGGGTGTGCAGGGTGTTGTACGTCTCAACGTCATGAGCGACATCAGTTGGGAAGAACACATGATCCCGCAGTCGTTCCCTGAGTTGCAGTTTTATGACTACACCAAGAAGGCTCGACGGTTTCATGGACAGCGACAGCCGGACAACTACCGACTAATGTTTAGCTACAGCGGAGCCAAGCACTATCAATCTCAGGTGCGAAGCTTCCTCAAATCCTACAGCGACGCACCAATGGCAGTCGTGTTCAGGAACAAGAATTTCCCATCGACGTTTATGGGAAGACCTGTGATCAACGGCGACGACTCAGACTGGGTCAACGTCAACAATCGCGGGGTAGTAGTGGGGCTGGTTGCCAAGGGGCCAGCGAAGACCAACGCCAACGGCTTTGTCGTTGAGAACGATGTAATACCAACACTTAACTTTTAATTGGTAACATGTTACCAGAGGAGATTTACCATGACACACTACAAAGTCCAATCAAAGAAAGCACCAGCACCTGTTAACTTTCGCAATCGAGGAAGCAAGTGGCGAGATCTGTTCGAGTCTATGAAACCAAACGACTGGTTCTCTATTCCTGAAGAAGATAAGATCAGGACATGTGCGGCGGCGAGCGCATATCTCAAAGGACGTTACAGTTTGTACAGGGTGAACGACGATTCATTCTGCCTCATCAAGCTACGTTAAACTTGTATCCAGTAATGAAGGAGAAACAACTATGCACTTTACAGAAAAGCGAGTATCAGAATATTTCGTTGAACTAGTTCTGAGAGATTCAGACAAGAGCATCACTGTCTGCGGTGAGGGTGAGTACGCTGACGTTGAGAAGTCTCGTGAGTACTTCACAGTCCTTGACAACATGGGAGAGTGTGACTTCGATGACGTGGGTGTGTGGAGCGATGAGCGTGAGGACTACGTTGCATGGTTCCAGTTTGTGTACGGCAACGTCACAAGCCACAGTGAAGCCATCGAAGTAATCAGCGACTATTCAGCGAATGAGTACGGTGATAAAATTGTTAAACATGTAGAGGAGATGACACAATGAACAGTGAATTACTGACAACACGAGACGATCTTGTAGAGTTCCGACGCACCATCAATCGGATCAGAGCAGAGGTCGAATACGACAGGGACTACCACCCAAAGAGTGAACTGTTTCATGCACTCAACTCATACTTGAACGACGTGGTTGAACACCTTGATGAGATGGACGACAAGCTCAAGGAACACGTCTATGCATACGACGTAACTGTAACTGTTACAAAGCGTGTGTATGTGCTGTCAGCAGACGAGTGTGATGCAGAGCAAGCTGCAATGGACTATGCAGTGGAGGAACTGTCAGCACCGATTGACTGGAACGAAGACGACGTTCAAGTGTTCCGTGATGAAGATGAAGAGACCACTGCGGTCTACGATGTGGAGGCGTAACATGTATTACATTCATACCCCTAAAGATACTGACGGCGACTGGGTTGTCGAAAGAGTAGTCAAGAGACTTTCTGATTACAAACCAAAGTACGACGACGTTATGTACTACGTTCGTAAAAGCCAGAAAGCAACAGAGTGTAAGGTTTATCGCAACGAAGACGGTAAGCTAAAGATTGTTCCGTATCTTGTACTGGAATTAAACCTAGATGAATGGGAGGACGACTAATGGACAGCGAAAGACTTGACGCACTCAGTGAAGTGATCGACATGATCGAAGACACGCTGGGTAAACTGAGCAAGATGGACATTGACTTTGGATTGACTGAGGCTCAACACTACACGCAGAAGGTTCTTAAACAGGAGTACGAAGATCTCTGCACTGACTACAACAGGATCGAAGGGGAGTATATCAACTATGAGTATTGATACATGGTACGTCGTACAAAAGTTCAACAGGAAAACATGGGAGTGGGAGGAACGTGACAGTGACGGCTCCTCTTACAATTCAACACTTGACAACGCGAAATACTTTTGCAACAGCTTCGCCAAGGACGGCGAAGAAGTACGTGTTGTCAGGGAAGAGGTAGTTTATTCGCCCTGCAAATGAAGGCTTGACAGACGATTAGATCCATGATAAACTCTATCTGTAAAGTCAACAGTAATGTTAAATTTAATTAAAATTTATATGTTATAAAACTTGAGAGGTGTCTTTTATGAAAGGCTGGATCTTGAAAAAACATCAAAGTGTTGTAGCTTTTGCTGAGTCAACTAATGAGTGCTGGGAGGTGGGCTTGAAAGACGGCTACATCAACGAGTACTGGGCTACGGAAGTATGGGCTTGTGATAAGTCTATAACGACTGCGCGTGAAGCTAAGGCAGAGCTACGTGAGTGGTTAGACGATGTTACGCTAAAGCCCAGCAAACCTCAGATCAATGTACGCGAGTATGTTGCAGAGCTACGTGAAGACTTAGAATATTTAATTGATTACCTGATAGAAAGACAGGAAGAGAGGTACAGTAATGACTATCTGTAAAGATGACATCATCAATGAGCTTGTTGAGTATGAACTCGAACACTTGACCGTGACTGAAATGCTTAGTATGGTTGGTACGTTCTTAGCCGTGGGTTACGGCGAACTCGAAGAGGAAGATCTTCGCAGACGTTACGCAGACTTAGGAGTATCCAGCCATGCCATTCACTGATACACACCAGCCATGTCCAGACTGCGGAAGCAGTGACGGGTTGGCATTCAACGACGACGGATCAAGCAAGTGTTTCGTTTGTGACACGTTTACGCCAGCACCCAAGGACAGCGTACGAGAAAACGTACGTGAACTAGGAGCTATCAACGAAGCACCCAAGCCATCGTTCAGTCAGACTGAGCATCGTCTCATCACTGCTGAGTACCGTTCCATAACTGACCGTCTCATTACAGGGACGACAGCGAAGAAGTATTCAGCACTTAAGAGCGGTGAGGTTACGACGTTTGGTTACTACGATCCTAACGATCCGACCAAGCCTGTTGCTGCCAAGGTACGCAACCCTGACAAACGCTTCAGCATCATTGGCGATTGGAAACACGCAGGACTGTACGGTCAGCACTTGTTTCCCGAAGGTGGTAAATATGTCACTATCGTTGAAGGCGAGTACGATGCGTTAGCGGCACACCAAATGACAGGTAGTAAGTTCCCTGTTGTCAGCGTACGCAACGGTGCAACGTCAGCGGCAAAGGACTGTCGTCTCTTCTACGATTGGCTGAACAGCTTCGAGAACATTGTTATTTGTTTCGATGCCGACGAGCCGGGACAGAAAGCTTCGAAGGAGTGTGCTGATCTGTTCGGTAACAAAGCAAGGATTGTTAAGCACGTTAACGGCTACAAGGATGCGTGTGACTACCTATCCAACAACGACTCAGAGATGTACACCAAAGCGTGGTGGTCTGCTCAACCGTATACACCTGAAGGTATCGTGGGTGCTGGTGAGCTACGTGAGCTGATCAAGAAGCCACTCGCCAAGGCGAAGGTACAGTACCCGTTCGACGGACTGAACAAGCACCTGTACGGCATACGTATGGCAGAGCTGGTGACGATCTGTGCAGGCTCAGGACTAGGTAAGAGTACCCTTCTGCGTGAGGTAGTCAGTTCCATCATGGCACAGTCTGAAGATAATCTTGGTCTGATGTTTCTTGAGGAGACACCTGAGCGCACCATGCGAGGACTCGTAGGTCTTGAGCTGAACAAGCCTATCCACTTACCTGACTGTGAGTACGACGATCAGGATATCGACCTTGTGTACGATACGATGGACTATGAGAACCGTGTCTATCTCTGGGAACACTTTGGTAGTAACGAGATCGAGAACGTACTGGGCAGGATGCGGTACTTTGTGAAGGTACTTGGCGTCAGGTTCATCGTGCTGGATCACGTATCAATACTGGTGTCCGACCAAAGTAACGGGGATGAACGCCGCGCACTTGACATGATCATGACAAAACTGCGAACATTTGTGCAGGAGATGAACATCTGTATGTTCCTTGTCAGCCACCTACGCAGGCCAGAAGGCAAGCAGTTGGAGGACGGTGCAGTGACTAGTCTGGGTATGCTACGAGGATCCGCCTCGATTGCACAGCTATCTGATGCGGTCATCGGCGCTGAACGTAACAGTCAGGCTGACGATCCAATTGTCAAGAACACGACCGTGCTACGTGTGTTGAAGAACCGATACACTGGTAAGACAGGTAAGGCATGTGAGGTGTTCTACAATGAAGCGACAGGACGACTAACACAACGTGATGAAGTTGAGGAGAAACCCTTGTGAGATGTAAAGCGTGTGACGTAGAACTAACAGACTACGAAGCGACAAGACGGTATGCTATTAGCCAAGAGTTTGTAGACTTGTGCAACAGGTGCTTCGCTGTTACGCTAGACGACGGTGACGTTGTTGATCGTGCTGATCTACGAACACTCGCAGACTTAGAGGAGATAATATATCATGAGCAAGATTGGGAGTTGGATATTGGAACAGGAACAGTTGATGGAGATGCACCACAAACTTCCTAATCCTAAACAAGATGAACTAAACGAGGCGTACTATGAGTATCTGTTACTTGGATATCGAAACTACTTTGGATCACTCAACGATCTGGTGTGCCGTTACGAAGGTGAAGAACAACATCCAAGTACACACTACAGCCAGTACTTTGCAGAGGACTTTATATGAAGCTGAAAAAGTTGTGGGACATAATCTCATCGGATTCGATGTTGGTGTGCTTGACCGTGTTTGGGGTGTACATGTTGATCCTGCTAGGGTCGTGGATACACTCTACCTCTCAAGACTCTATAACCCTTCAGCAGAGGGAGGCCATTCTCTCCGTAACTGGGGCAGCGTACTTGGCGGTACAGGAAAGCTCGACTTCACAGACTACGACGG